CCTGAAGCAGCACCTGAAGCAGAACCTGAAGCAGAACCTGAAGCAGAACCTGAAGCAGCACCTGAAGAAGAGGTTGTAGTAGAACCTGATGTAACAGAAGAAGTAACACCTCCTGCCACTGGAACGACTACTGAAGGTGAACCTGATGCAGCACAAGAAGTAACACCTTCTCCCACTGGAACGACTACTGATCCTAACAAGCTACCTGCTCAAGAAAAACAACCTAATGCAGCAGCACAGCAAACCATTAGAGATATCAAAAAAGACTTTGCTAGAATTGTTGGTGTGTTTGGATCAGATCAGGAAGGCGCTCAAGATTTTGAAGCTGCAATAGAAAGTTTCAGAAGACCAGACGGAAGAGTAAATGTTGCAGCATTGACAAACTCTGGTGTGTTGGTTGATGCTGATGGATCAAACTTGTTAAGCGGTTATTCAAGGGCAAGAGCTAAACCTTACGCCAAAGAATTTAAAAACTTTCTAGATGCATATGCAAAAGGAGAAGTTGGTCAGTATCTTGGAGATGGTAACATTAAAGATGTAACGTCTTTTGAGAATGTTATGATTACAGATCAAAAGACGGCTACAGATGGCGTTGTCGATAGTGCTGCTATACAAAACTTAAAGAACGCTATTCTTAGAATGGTAGGACCAATAAGAGCGGATCGTGCAGAAGAGATAGCTATCTACATAGGTCAAGAAGCTAATAAGTATCTAGCTAGAAATACTTTAGGCGCTGCTACTATTAGATTTGATAAAGAAGGTGAACAGCCTTTTGTAAAAACTCCATATGGTTATGTAGAAGTTGGTGGAGATTATGATGGTCGTCAAGGTGTTCCAACAAGAATAGCTATTCAGACAACAAGTCTTCCCACCAGCGAACACGGTTTTCCTGAAAGCTTTAATGATTATTCAAGGCTTCTTGGTGTTACTTATCATGAAGCGTTTCATGCTGGTAAGCGTTTAGTTCTTACTCAGGATGATCAGGCGTTGCTCGACAGAGTTATCACGCCTGAGTTTGCTATCAGAAATGGAGTATCAAAAGAGTGGTTTGACGCTTATTCTCCAGAGCATCGTTTGGAAGAGGCACAGGCTCAAATCTTTTCTCTGTGGGCAGCGGGTGTTCCAATCAAAGGAATGCAAGCTCCGGTTAGACGGCGGCTAAAAACACTTAAAGATTTCTTTGATGCAGTGTCTAGCTGGGCGCGGGGCGAAGGCTTTATTAAGAAGATAGTTGACCTAGATGCTACATCAGAGATTGAACAGGTTAAAAAACTCTTTGAAGACTTTGATAGTGGTGAGCTAGCAAGACAAGCAGGACGTTTGGATGATCAGGCTCTGAAAAAGTACGCAGGTATAAATGCTGCGCCTAACTATGAAGCACTGGTAGGTGCTCCTATCAAGAGAACTCCGGGCTTTGGTGGCGTTGCTAATCCATTTAAAGATGGGTTCTTTAACAACTCCTTGCGTGATCTTGGTTTCATGGGTCGTCTTATTTCTCATCCCTCTGATCTAGCGCAGAAGAATCCACTGTTTCGTGCTTTCTATAACACGCTTCAGAAACGTGTACAGATACGTAACATTATTAAAGGTGCATCAGTTAAGATAGGTGCAGAACCTTTACGTGCTCTTAATCGTGATCAACGACAGCTAACGTCTGTAATGATTCAGCTTGCTAATAATGGTGAAGTTGAGCCAACGATAGACATTGAAAATGGAACTGTTGAAGTTTCTATACCACAAACAAGATATGATGGAATAGAAGCTGAATACGGAACAGAAGATAGATTTTTGTCTATGCTTGGCGTTGATCCATCAACAGTTTCAATACAGAAAAGAGAAGAAGGAGTTACGTTTACCCTGTCAGGTCAGCCTGAAGTTGCTAATGCTGTAGCTGGTGTACGTTCTACTAGTAATTTTCTTAGTAATAATTTGTTTACCTCCATTCTTCACTCTTTCATAAACGGCAGAGAACTGAAAGAGTCTGGTCTTGCTGACATCATTCGAACTGTAGATGATGCTGGACAACCCGCTGATTACAACAATGTAATTGCTGATCTTCGCAAGTTTTTAGATGTAGATAATAATCCATTCTTAGAAAGAGTTAAAGAAGACGACGGAAGTTCTTATATTAGAATAAAAGATAGTTTTAAAAACGCAACGATAGAAGAAAAGAAAGCAGCATTTCCGGGGCTAAAAGAAGAGTATTTAGCTAAACCTGAAAAATTTGAAAAATTAAATGATGCTATTCAACTTGTTCAAGAGCTATTAGCAAGCAGAAAAGACGGTTATTTTCCTAACTATCGTTATGGCGATACTGGTATCATAGTAAGAAATAAAGACGGTGATGTTGTATACTTTGAAACTGTTTCTTCTACTTTCTTAGATCGCTTTGGCTCAAGAAAAAAGGAAAGGCTGAACGAAATTCGTTTAGAACTACAGGCTCAGTATCCGGGCATGACTGTAAGTGATCCATTTAAAATTGAATACGATAAAAATAAGAAAACATTTAGAGGACTTAAACCAGAAGAACAGGCTGCACTGCTTGAGTCCTTAAACATTCTTGAAGAAATAGCTTTGAGAAAAGCAGGAACTACTTCAGACGATGCTAGTACGCTTATAGATGAAATTGCTAATGGTCTTTTTAAAAAGCGTATTAATAGATTGATACAGCCACGGCAGAATATTCCGGGTTACATCAATTCAAGAAATAACGATGGTGCCTATCTTCTTGATTCTTTTGTTAGGTCTATCGATACTACAGCAAACACTGCCTCTTCTTTGTTTACAGAGCCTGAACTTTTTGGAAGCTTGACTGATCTAGAAGCTGCTAGAGGTACTCAACCTAAGTATCATGATAGAGCTAAAGAAATATATGATTATGTAAATAATCCAAGAAACGAAGCTCCTATGGCTCGTGCCTTTGCTTTCCATATGTTCCTTGGCTTTAATGTTTCATCTGCTCTAGTCAACTTGACGCAGACTTTCCAAGCTACCTATCCTGTTCTAGGTGCTATTACCGGATTGGGTAGCGGCGGTGTGTATGTTGCGAAAGCTCTAAAAGATTCATCTGCTTTGTACGGCAAGATGCTTGGATCAAAAGACAAACCTTCAGTAGGTGAGTACGGCTTCTCGTTCTTTAAAACTACGACGGCTCCTGATGGTACGGTCAGCGTCGAAGTAGACATGGATAAAAAACCTGACTCTGTTACAGAAGAAGAATACAGGTATCTGGCAGAGCTATTTAGAACTGGTGTTATTCAGCCGATTCAGAACATTGACTTGGGCGCGGCTCGTCTTCAAGAGCTAGATGTCAGGCGTGGTGTTGCTCCTGTGCTTAACGCTTCTGGCTATGCTTTTGGTGTTGTCGAAAACACTAACCGTATTGCAGCGGCTCTCGCTTTCTATCGTGCTGCTAAAGACCCCAAGAACCGTAAGAACTTTGAAGCATTCGTAAGCGGCACTCGCTTTGGTGATCAGGATGTCTCTGGGTTAGACACTGAAGACTTTGCTAAACTGATGGGAACAATGGGTGTCGAAAAGACACAGTTCTTCATGGGCCAAGAGAACCGTCCTGCTATTATGCAGGGTCCAGTTATGAGTGTTGTAACTCAGTTTCAAAGCTTCCTGTATCAGATGGTTGGAATGTACGGTGACGCGCTCTTCAAGTCTCTGAATGGACGTATGGATGCTATTCCAGAGCCTCTTCGCCCTGCTGCACGTAAGATAGCTATGAAGCAGTTAGCAGCCATGACGCTTTCTATGATGGCGTTTGGCGGTGCTATGGGTCTTCCGTTTATGGAAAATCTAAAAGAGCTTATCAAGTTCTTTACAGAGCAGTTTGGTGATCAGGTCGGAGAAGACTTTGAAGAAGAGCTTCGGGTAACTCTTGGCGAAACAATGGGATATACGGCAACTGATGCGCTTCTTCGCGGTATTCCTAGAATGCTGGGTGCAGACGTATCGCGTCGTACTGGTTACGGTGATGTTGCTCCAATACGATTGTTAATGGGTGGCGATCCTGTTGACTTTGCTGGTCCTGCTATTTCTCGTGCAGTAGACATGGTAAAGGGAACAAAGGAAGCTTACAACAATGGTGATCTTCTTGGCGCTGCTGTTGGCGTAATGCCTATCGCTGCACGTAATGCTTACGATGCTCTAGTAAAAGAACCATCAGTGGGTACGTTTACGGCAAGAGGACAGCAGCTATTACCTGCAGATTCTCTGTCTAGAACAGAACGTCTTATGAAAACATTTGGATTTACGCCTACTACTGTATCCCGTGCTAGAGAAAGAAGAGGTCTTGAGAACTATCTGTCTTATCGTTCTAAGGTAGGCAAAGATGTTTACACAAATAGAATGTCTAAAAATCTAGGTGCTTATCTAGCAGCCGCTCAAAGAGGCGACGGTGACTCCGCCGCTAACTTCCTAGCTAAATATTACACAGACTTTCTGCACACTATGCAGCATGACTTTGATAATATTATGGAGCCTTCTCGTCAGTATCGAATTAATCCGAAAACGCCGATGAACCGAGTGATGCGAGCAATGGAACCATTTGGCTACAGTACCGGACCCCGTGTTCCAAAAGCAGTGCGTCCTGAACTGCTTACTCGTATTCTTGGAGAAGCAGCATACAGCGAATAAGATATTGACACTGATATAAATTGACTATATAAAAGGAGTATTTCCTTCTATAGGGTTAGTTTTATTATGTCACTGCCAAAGTATAGTGTGTATGTGGGCTATGACTCTCGTGAACAAGAAGCCTACGATGTCTGTGAGTTTACTTTAAAAAAGTATAACGGTGTAGATGTCGGAGTTTATAAACTAGATCATAGAATGCTTCGTCGTTACAACTGGTTTTCTCGTAGGTGGCTCATCGATGAGGATGGTCAGTACTGGGACGAAGAAGATGGTAAGCCTTTTTCTACAGAGTTTTCTCACTCTCGTTTTCTAGCTCCCTACATGGCTAAATATCATTGCGCAGAAGATGGTTGGATTCTTTTCTGCGACTGTGACTTCATGTTCAGAGCACCGCTCAATAGCCTGTTCGAACAGGTTGACGATAAGTACGCAGCAATGTGTGTCAAGTTTGATTTCACTCCTAAAAAAAATAAAAAGAAGATGGATGGCATGGTTCAGAGTGCTTATCCAAGAAAGCTCTGGTCTTCTTTTGTCTTGTGGAACGTAGGACATCCGTCCAATAAACCTATCCTTGATCCTATTAAAACTAATCAAGCTACGGGTGCTAGTCTACACTCTTTCAGTTGGTTGAAAGATGAGGAGATTGGTGAGATAAACGAAGGATGGAACTTTATTCCGGGCATCTCTGTTAATACCGAGAAAGCAGAACAAGAAGGCGTCAACATCAAAGCTGTTCACTTTTCTGAGGGCGGTCCTTGGTTTCCTGAATACAAAGAAGTTCCATTTGCCGACGAATGGTTTAAAAACTACAAAGATGCTTTGTACTTAAAGACAAGCATTATCTCTTCTAAGGGCAGCTTATAAGATGACATCGAAAAAAGTTACTATTGTTTCTAGCTTTCACGTAAAAGATTGGGAAGTTTACGCTAAGAATTTTGTTGAAAGCTTTATAGACAAATGGGAAAGCACTATAGAGCTTCGGCTTTACTATCATAACGGAGAACTGCCTGAAGACGCTCCTGATGCACCAAACGTTTCTTACTTTTCCTTAGACAGTGATGAAGACCTCACAACTTTTAAGAACGATAATGCTGAGTATAACGGTAAAGAACCTAACGGCGGCTACAACTACCGTATGGACGTGATAAAGTTTTGTCACAAGGTTTTTGCTATTACAAACTCAGCATTTGCTAATGAAAAGATGGGCCTTGAAAATGAGGGTGGTTATCTCGTATGGCTAGATGCAGATACTGTATCAAAAGATTACATGAGTTGGTCGGACATCGTAAACTTTGCTGCACCTAACGAAGAAGCAGAAGTCGTACATCTAGGCCGCACTGCTATCGACTACAGTGAAACTTCTTTTCTGTCCTTCAATCTAAACTCTACTCGTACTCTTGAGTTTCTATCTGACTTTCGTGGAATGTACACGAGCCATGAAGTGTTTGGATACAGAGAGTGGCACGATGGCTTTGTCTTTACGCGCTTGTTGAACATTCATGAAGAGCATGGCTTGAATGTTTACAACATGTCGCCTGATTGCACTGATCTAAATGCTTTTGCTACCAGCGAGCTTGGTAAGTTTTTGGAGCACAAGAAGGGTAATCTAAAGTATAATAAACAAGACCAAGCAAATCAGATACCTGCGATGCCAGTGGGTCCGCAGCGATATGCTTATATTAATTCTCTTGTTGCCTTTTATGAAAGAAAAAATCTTCTTGAAGTAGGAACGTGGAATGGTGATAGAGCTATACAAATGGCATCTGCAGCGTTCGCTAAATCGGATGTTGTTCACTACACTGGTTTTGATCTGTTTGATTATGCCACAGAAGAAACGGATAAAGCAGAACTTAATACGAAAGCACATCACACTAAAGAACAGGTTGAAGAAAAGCTAACTGAGTTTGCTAAAAAGGCAAAAGAAGATGGTAAGACTTTTACTTTTTGTCTGTATGCAGGAGATTCAAAAGAAACTCTAAAGCTGATACACGACACAGACTTTAGCAATACTCATAATATTCACCCTGACTTTGCTTACATCGATGGAGGTCACAGCATACAGACGTGTTCTTCAGACTATGAAATGCTGAAGCATGTTCCGTTTGTGATCATTGATGACTACTTTACTGCCGATGAAGAGGGTAAAGAAGTTGATTTAGAAATGTGTGGCACAAACCACGTATATGACAATCTCATAGATGACGCCGCACGAAAGAAAATTCTGACATCAAACGATAGAGTTCTGGGCGGCGGTATCACTAATCTTGTAGCTGTTCTTCATACTGACAAGCTGCCTGATCTTCCTGAGATGACGCTTTCTCCTGTACAGAACCGTACTCCCATCAAGGTAACGCCTCACGATTCAATGCCTGATGAATATATTCAGGAGAGTATTACAGCTAATAAAAATAAAATAAAAAGATGGGTCAAGCAAGCAGGTGCTCCAAACAACGAGCATATGTGTATTGTTTCTGGTGGTCCCTCTCTTAAAAAGAATATAGATAAGCTAAAACAGATAGTGGCTGAAAAGCGTTCTAAGGTGGTCTGTGTTAAGCACTCTCTTCCGGTGCTGGTCAAAAAGGGCATCATCCCTTGGGGGTGCATTGTGCTCGATCCTAGACCGATTGACGGGGTATCTACGCACGGCGTAAAGAGGCGTGATCTCTTCAAGAATATTCCTGAAAAGACAAAGTTCTTTGTTGCGTCGATGACGGATGTCACTGCTGTTGATTACATTCTAAGTAAGACTGACAATGTTTACGGTTGGGATGCGTTCTCTCAGGCTATTCAGAATTGGCCGCTTCTCAGAGATACTATGTTGATTGCAGGTGGAACGTGTGCAGCTACCAGAGCTATCGGTTTGTTTCATGTTCTTGGTTTTCGTAACTTTGATCTGTTCGGCTTTGATGCCTGTATTGAAGGAGAGCCTGAAGACAAGGAAGAGCTTCTTGAAAGCGGCAGTCCTAAATGGATTAAGGTTGGCATTGGAGAAGAGAAAGAGAAGTTCTGGGTCACGGGTGAGTTGCTAGCGATGGCTCAGGACATGGAACAAATGCTTGATAATAAATCAGTGGACATGACGCTGAACATGCATTGTGGTGGACTAGTAAACGCTATATGGAAAGACCGAGTATCTAACGGATACATTAAACCTCATTACACGGAGATACTGAATGTCTGATGACAATATCGTTGATTTTCCTAGTAATTTTATAGCTCTTCCTCCTAATAAAAATACTGACGAAGGTCTTGATGAACAGGCTCACGCTACTGTAGTTGAGTCTATGAACAAGATTTTTGAAATAGTGGCAGAAAATGATAAAATAAAGGGAGGCGTATTTCTTGCGTTCGAAGAAGATGGATCAATGCACGATTGGTTTTTCGGAGCATTGACTGTAAGCGCCGTATATATTCAACTTGATAGAATTAAACAAGATTTAATAAATACATTAGACATAATGGACTAATATATAATAAAAGCATGACAAGGAGATTTAGCTATGGAATGGGCTATTATGACATTCGGTGGAAAACTGTGTTGTATTTTTGCTTCGGGATGCGGTGGATTAGCAAACGTACTTACACAGAAAAAATGGAATTTAGGAGCTATTAAAGATATTTTAATTGCAATTATCGTTGGATGGATTGCAGCAGAGTTTCTAATTCCTGCAGCCATGAGCCATTTTAAGTTTAATGATCAAGTTGCTATTGGTTTGGCCTTTGTTATTGGATATTGTGGCATACGCCTTCTTCCTAAAATTGAAGAAGCGCTAATGAATAGAATTAAATAAAATGGAAGGGGCGATTGATTTACGTTTGGTCATAACTCTGGGCGGAATACTGTTTAGTGTTGCAGGGGCATCCGCTGTTGCAAAGATTCAGATTAAACAATTAGTAGATAAACTAGAGGATGTAGAGCAGCGTTTAAGAAAGATGGATAGTAATTATGACAGGCTGCATACCTCTACAGAAACACAAGAACAAAGAATTAGTGTATTAGCTAAACTGGCAAGTCCAGAAAATCTCAGGCGTGATCACATGCAGTTATCTGAAATACTAACAACTATAAAAAACTTAGAAAAAAGCTATGATAGGCTCTATCACATGCACAATGGCGCACATCCGCCTGTGTCAGATACAAGAAAGGCAGACTAATGGTTTTAGGTATTGCAGATTCCGTAATCGGAGTTGCCGGTAAAGTTTTAGATAAGTTTGTAGAAGATAAAGACCTACGAAAAAAACTAGATCATGAGCTAAAAACACAGTTAGTATCTCTTGATCTTGCTCAAGCACAAGCGAACATAGAACAGGCGAAGCATCCCTCTCTCTTTGTCAGCGGAGCTAGACCAGCTATCATGTGGATATGCGCCTTTGCATTAGCGTGGCAGTTTATCATAGCTCCGATAGCTAGCTGGGGCTTTGCTATCTGGTATCCTGTTATCGAACTTCCTGCACTGGATACACAAGCACTCATGACGCTTCTTATGTCTTTACTTGGACTTGGCGGAATGAGATCATTTGAGAAAATGAAAGGGGTTGCTAGAGAAAACTTGAAAAAGTAATATCAGTATCTACATTTCATCTGCGAATGCTTATAGTAAGGTTCGCATTAATCAATGCTAAATAAAGAGGTTGATATGTATATCAATTATTTTTCTACTATTACCCCTTATGACTACTCTAATTACTCAGAAGCCTTTGTTAAAAAACATAAAGAGGCTTATAAGGTTTCAGAAAGAGTTATGAAGAAATATAAAGAAGCGGCGATAGAGCAAAAGCTAGAAACACTTAAATTTCAGCGCGATGCTCTTGATGAAGAAATTGTAAAGTTAGAAATGCAGCTATATGATGTTACCGAAAAGCAGGACCATAAGCCCAAAGAGCAATAGAATGCTTTTCATTATATAAAACTGGCTTCACACGATGCCAAAGAAAAGAGGGGAAGACAACAATGCTTCCCTTCTTTTTTAATTCAGGGCAGTCAATGATACGTTTCTGATAACTCTTGGACGGCTTGCCCCAGCTAAACTGAAACTCACCGCCCTCATAGTCATCATTTAAAGATACAACCAGCGAAAGCTTTCTAACTTTTGCGGGGTCGAATGAGTTCTCTATGTCCGTGTGCCAGCCGTAGTGACCCCTCTCATAGTACGTAGAGAACTGCATAACTTCTACTGAGCCTATATCGAAGTTCCAGCCAGCTTCTTGATTGGCAAGAATAATGCACTTGTAAAATACTTCAGTAAGTTCTGGATTATTTATCCAAGCTACCCTGCTATTTCTAACAGTTGTCTTTAAAGTATCTTTATTTACAAAACCATATTCATGATTTGTTTCTTTACCGAGTCGAACAAGATTGTCGCAAAACTCCTCTGACAGAGCACTCTCACTTTTCCAAACTTCTTGAATATTCATTGAAATAACTTTCTTTCAACGTACTCATAGTTATCGCTCTCTTCATTACGACTAAGAACAATAGCACCATTTGACGTGTGAAACTTTTCTGCCACCTCTGTCTTGGGACTAAGAGTTACAAAACGATCTACTGAAGGTCTGTGATTTTTTATGTCGTAATAGATATCAAATAGTATTTGTCTACCTGCTCCACGCGCATAGGACCATAAAGTATAAAAAACAGCTATGTTTCTAGTATTTTCTTTTACAGAAAAGTTAGACAGTTCTTCAACTGTTTTGGGAACTGAAGAGCACATTGCGGTACAGCAAGCTGCTTCAATGTTTCCATTAAAATCATTTAAAAGAACGTAACCGTGTCTGTCCTCTGATGTTCTAAAGGCATAGCTTAACTCAGGACGAACAGGATCGTCGTCAATAACCCATGCCGTTTTCTGAGTTAAGCTAACTAATGCCATAATTTATTATACTCCGCAGCTTCCACCGTGTCCAGTAATGTCGCATATGTCATGCGTCTCGACACTCTCTTCAAACTCTTCACCCAGCTTATCTACAGCCTCAGAGTAGGGAACGGATGTCAAAGGTTGCCCACCCCTACAACCGTCTGGATATACCGTGAAACCACGTAAGCGGTGAGCATAAGAAGCAAGAGTTTCAGAAAAACTATCGACGGTATCTTCATTATTAAGTTTAGTTCCCCACTTAGGAAGATTAATAGTACTACTGATGGACATATCGACATAGTCTTGAACGTCAGCTTGAAACTTCATACGACGTTTATAGTCTTCTGCCAGATCAAGAGCGGACTCAATCTTATTAGGAGCAACACCATAAAGATCAATGATCTCTTGCGCTGCACTGTCTACCACATACTGATAGTGCCAGCGATTGCCTCCCTTTAGATACCTGCGCTTATACGCCACTGCAAATATAGGCTCAACACCAGTACTGGTGCCAGCCAGTATGCCAATGCTTCCGGTGGGGGCGATAGCCCGATTAGCCACAGGACGAGAAATTGAAAGGCTATCAGCCAGTGAACGACTAGTATTGTCGCTGACGCCTTTATAGACGGCCAGCCACTTGTGAAGACCATCAGTGACTTCATACTTGTGTCCTCCTTTGATTAACCATTCATGCATACCCATCAGGCCAAGGCCCAGCCTACGGTTCTTCTCTCTAACTCTATATACCTTTTCGTAGGGAAGCTTGGCTCTGAGTGTGCCACATAACAGAAACTTAGTAGCAAGCTCTACACAATCAGAAAAATCTTTCAGGTTATCAATACGTCCCATATTAATAGACCCAAGATTGCACACGTCACTATCATCCTCAGATGTAACCTCCGTACAAGCGTTCCGTAACGTCTCATTTTCCTTCTCGAAGAAATTGAACGAGAACCCCGGTTCGGCGGTAGATAAGGCTTGTCTAACATTCTGCTTAAAAGTACTCCCAACATCTCCTGTCCTCCAATAATTAAGTAACCATTCTGTATCATAGTTTACACTGATGTTTGTCATATCAAGAGGAGCAATAAAATTAAAGTCCTGCTCTTTAACCTGACCAATACTAAAGCCCGTGTCTCCTACTGGCATATCGTACCAGTTTTTGCTAGTAAGAAATTTGTCTACATCAGGATGCTTCCAGTTTAAGCTAGCATAGATAGCAGACCTACGACTACCGCCCTGCATAACCCTGCGACCAATCTCGTTGACCATCTGCATCTTTGGAATAGGACCAGACGCTAGTCCACCTGTACCGTTTAGAAGACGGCCTTCTTCACGATAAACAGAGTAGTCTACTCCAATGCCGCCACCTGTCATCAGGCACGACTCAGCCTTCCAAGAGATGTCTGCCCAATTTTCTCTGGTGTCTTCCTCTGCACGTAGAAGATAACAGTTGTTAAAGAACTTGTTATCACGACCAGCATAATAAAGATATCGACCACCCGGAATAAATTTAAGGTCAGTGATCATACGTTTTAGCTCATCTTTATCATCCTTGGACAGATAATCCTGACACACGTCATCAACAAGAGTTGATGCTAGTGCATCCCAAGTCTCACAACTATGATGAGCATATTTATGTTTGAAGATATCTTCGCTGAATTTTGAGCGAAACATGGGGTTTTCATTGCTACGAAACGTAGCCATGTCAGTTCTCCTTTATGTTTAGAATTAGTTAGGGGGTAGGTCTTAGAGAGAGATTTGACCGCACTACATAGATATGCTTACTACCGTACTCTTCTTTTTCAACCCAAGCACGTACATTAGTATATCCCTTCTTTGACCAGAACTCTTCTATATTGCTTACAAGCTGATTAGAAGCACTACGAGAAGAAAGATAATCATGTTTGGGGTTGGGTTGAACTATATATTGCACTGAGTAAACTCCTTTCGTTAAGGCCGGACAACCATATTAGCAGCGCCGCAGCGCGCTAGCAAGAAAAAAATTTTCTACAGGTTTTTCAACTTGTTAGACAGTTCTTTTTGATCCAAGTCTACAATCTGATTATAGAGAAGATCAAGATACCAACGAGCTTTAGCTATGTCTTTCTTTGGATTATCTTTATAAGCATATCTCCAAAGATACTTGAGAATATTTCCTTTGAGATAGCCAAGAAACTCTACTTCTGACATGCTAGCTTCGATGGCTTTAATAGCTTCAATACCACTACGGTTGTAGTGTGCCGGTCTTGAAACTTCATCATGTTTTTCGTTAACAGGATTTGTCATGTATAAGATAGAATCCTCTCCATCTTTTTCTGCTTCTATTAACTCTTTCCAATGTTCATACTTCATTTCTTAATCCTTTGAAGCGTTGATTAACACGTTAATTCTACGATATGGAAACTCAATATCACCGTCAACAACTTTTTTATAATACCTTCTCGCATAGTCTGGATCGATACCCGCTAGCTCACAGATAGGCTCGAAGGTAGAAGCAGTGACGCACGAAGGTACACTAAACCATTTGTGCGCTGCTCTTCGATTATTAACGGATTCAGTAGGCTCTCCTTCATATTTTTCTTTGGTAGCGTCTAACAAGCTTTGAATGAAGACCGCAATAAACATCATTCTTTCAGGACTAGATGGAGAACTTTTTGTTTCATCTGTTTCAATGTTTGAATAATCGAAACCTAAGTCACTCCAAGAAAAATCAAATCCTTCTTCATTAAGAGATGATACGCTTACGAAGAACTCTTCTTGCGCTTCCCCTTCTTTCTCAACCATTCTTTCGGCACCACTTTCTCAGCCCAGATAAATCCATTCTTGTCACACCATTCCGCTACAGTCGTTTTACTCTTCTTAGATATTTTAGCTTTAGGTGACATAAGAAGTATTCGAATATCCAAGCCGGGATTACAATCACGGACGTATAGCATTTTCTGTCTGTCTTCTAGATTAAACCAGCCCTTACACTCTACTAAGACACCATTAGGAAGAATAAAATCTGGAAGATAAGTTCTGTTCTTTGCAGGTACTATGTACGGAATAGTGTAGGGTTCAAACTCATACTCTACACTTCTCTTTTCTAAGTCTTCCGCTACAGTTTTTTCAAAGTTTGATCTAAACTTTCCCTTTCTATTTCCATAACGATTATTGTTCAACAAAGACTTCTTCGACATTCGGTTCTCGTTCTACGACCGTTAGAAACCTAGTACCATTCGAATACTTAAAAGCTCTGAGATTAGGCCAACACTTACTTTTAAACTGACAGTATGAGCACCCAACTGCCAGCTTTCTATTACCAGACTTTCCATCTTCTTCATCCCAATAACAAAGATCAGGAGGCGTATCCTTCGATAAAGCTTCTTTAAGATCAGCTATTCTTTTCATTGGATCGATCATTTCTGATCGACTAAGCTCCATCGTAACTAACTCTCCAGCCTGTTTATCCATAACGACAAAGGCTGCACGATCATCCTTTTTCTTTTCAGCATAGGCACTTATCTGAGCGATATAACCAAACGGATCGTCAAAGAAAATATTTTTATTTTTAAACTTAAGAAGAGAACGGCCTGAAGCTGATTTGAAATCAACTAGAACTCCGTCAATGCGACCGTCTGAATGACCTTTTACACCTTCTATATCGTGCTCTTCTTGTTGACCAGTAACGGAATGACCAGCGGTTTTTACGAGTAAGACAAGAAGCTCTTCGATGATAGAGCCGTAAAGAAACTTGAGGAGAGTAGAGTAAGAAAAGTTCTCTGCTTTAGCATCTTCTCTAGCAGCGTACCATAGCTGACGCATAGGCTTGCCTATAGAAGACATTCGAAGAACTTCTCTCTTCCCATCCACTTCTGTCTTAGAGCGAGTGAGGGAAGCCACAACAGCTTCTTTGATGTTCTCAGCGAACTCTTCCAAATCTTTTTCAGAAGGTTCTATACCTTTATCCCAAAGGGACTTGAGATCATCTTCAAGTGTATCAAAGCTGGCGGTCATAGTGGCTTCCCTCTAGTGGACGGAGTGAGGTAAGGAGAAAGAAAAACCCTCACTCCGTCCGGTACGCACTGCTTAAAAAGGAGCGGCTTCTTCGACGTAACCGCCGTCAACAGCGGCGAAAGAACCACCACTGTCACCTGCACCTTCGTACTCTACAAGACTAACTACCTGAACACCCTTCAGATAGAAACCGTTCTGTCCTTCACGCGGACCACGCTTATAAGGGGACACGTCAAACAGAACGTTTACATCAGACCCGTTACCAATAAGCTTGGTCATCGGATTTGTCTGAGCATCTACGACACGGGGGCGTGGATTGTCTGAGCCATTCTGACTCTTGGCGTAGTTACGAATTGTAACGTACCTTCCACGCTGACCCGAATAGGGCTTACCTTCGATGACTTCATCAGTCTTAACATCCATGCCAAGGTCTTCGGCAAGCTTGATGTTACGTTCGTCAAGCTGACCAACGTCAATAGAATAACGATAATCATCGGGGTTGAACTTGGATGCTTGGGGCTGATAGACTTTTGCCCAAAAAGCTTTTCCAGAGATCACTGCCATTATTTTAAGTTCCTTTTATGAGTTTCGGTTAGATTCGTTTAGTTTCGGTACTACTCTTACTACTAACTTGCGGAGGAGCATAATTGGCCTCCGAAGCAATGTCAAGAAGTTTTTTCGGCTGCTGCAAATTTTTTATCTCTTTAATGTAGCAATCCGATCTGACGATATATTCACTTCTTGAAAACTTTTCGCCTTTCTTATAAAGCTTGGCTGTCTTCAGATAGTCCTCTCGGCTATCGTAACCGACAATCCAACCCTTACTTCTGTCTTTCATGATACGACAAAATACATAGTAGTCGCACCGTTGATTAGGATTAAGAGCGGATAGGTTAACTTCATACCAATCAGGGGGCTTGTGCGGTGTTGGCTTACTTTTAACTTCTAGCCGCGTACCGTCCTGTAAAATTATATCATATTCGTAGGTGTTATAGGTATCGCAGTTGAGATACTTAGCCACCATTGCTTCACCAAGGAAACCATACTCGTTATGCTTTCCCTGTGTAATAGAGTTTCGAAGCTGGCCCATCTCCATCGACTTATCGAATGCAGACTTTCGCATCTCGTCTGTTATTTCAATCTCTATCATTAGTGTGTCTCAGCCCAGTTAAAACCAATCTTTGCTTCGCTATCCAGCGGACAGTTTACCGACAGACTTTCTTCTGTTTGTTTCGTAGCCTGATGAGTGAGCTTGGAAAACTCCTCTGCGTCTTTCAGGTGAACCTCAAACTGAACTTCATCGTGAACATTTGCTACGGGTTGAGCGTCAAGTCCTTTGACCTTAACCAACGACATTATCTGTGTCAACCAATCTTTACAGATGATAGCACCGGCTCCCTGAAGAAGAGTGTTAACGGAAGAGTGAGAGCTACGAACATGAAGATATCTTCCGTCCAGAGCTTTCACTTTATTAGATCCTTCAGCTTCTTCCATTACTTCGTTTCGCCACTTCGAGAGCTTGGGCATCTTTTCGAGAAAGCTGCCAATCAGTTTCTGTCCTTCTTCAAAATCTTTACCGACAATGCTTCCTATCTTTGCCGCTCCAGCGCCATATAAGAAGGCGTAGATAAAGGTCTTGGCATTGTCCCTAGTAGGTAGACCAGCCATCTTCTGATTGGCTGTATGAATGTCCCCCTCCAGTATCTCACGAGTATAGTCATCGTCTTTAATGTAGTGAGCTAGGCAGCGAAGTTCTAAACCAGAACTATCAGCACCAACCAATCTATAATTTTCTTTATCTTCTACTGTCCAACAACTTCTGCATTCAGTTCCGTAGGGAGAGTAGACTGCTGGAACTTGAGCCATGTTAGGACTGTTGTGCGTCATTCGATTTGTTACTGCACCGATAGTTATAACTCTACCGTGAACACGGTTGGTTTCGGCATTGACTACCTTTAACCAAGAGTTGATCTGAGCCTCTCTCTTTTTCAACAACATATAACGAAGTAGCTGCTTGGCTTCAGGAAGTTCACACTCTCCCAAGGTCTTTTCATTAACAACCGGGTTGCCGCTTTTCTCAGTAAATTCAGTAGGTTGCCACCCACGCTTCATCAGTCGGTCAGCTATTTGTTGTCGGCTTTGAGGATTGAACGGAACAATTTTATCTTGTATTCTTTTACGCGGTAAAATTGTAGGTTCAAAAGTTTCCTGCATTTCTTTTTCGATTTTGAACGACTCATCATTCAATTCACAAAGAAGAAGATTTGCTTCTTTTGTGTCTATATAAAATCCATTATCTTCCTGAATGTTTATAGCTCTTCGAACTGCGTGTTCCAGATCGACGCTGCGTTTAGAAAAGTCTGAGGCGTGGCTTGAAAAATGAGTGTAGAGTTTTTCAGTGATGTCTACGTCTCGTTTACAATAAGTTTCCATACTTTCGGAATAGCCTGACCAATCGTGAAAGTCGATCTTAGCTAAACCGAAACGCTCTCCCCATTCAGCAAGAGAGTGTCCCTTATCGATGATAGGATTGTGTAACTGCGATAGCAGAAGCGTATCGACTACCTTACCGTAAGAGATATTTGATTCTAACAATCGATTGACAGTTGGTAGATCGAATGACATTCCATTATGCATGATGATCTTATCTGCGCTCTGAAGATAAGGGACAAGCATAGTGATAGGTTTGCCATTCGGTCCACCAAACACGACATGTGAGTTCGCGCCTACTTCTTTACAAACGGCGACGTGAATCACGGTAGCGTTTAGATCGTCCGTTTCTATGTCAAGTACGACCTTTTTCATGGTTAGTGTTCAGTAAATTCATCAAGATTTTTTATTGATCCATTTAACTCTAACTCTTTTTGTTTTGATATTTTGTAGTCATGACACCATTTTTCTCGATACCAACGTGACCCGAATGCTTGAGCTAGGTTGTTAGCTAGTTTATCCATCTTTCCTAGATCATCTAGTTCAAGGGTATAACATTCAGACATGTAACGTAAACACTTCAGTAGATGGTTAGTTACTTCCAACAGAAGTTCTTCTTCTTTCTGATTCAGCCTTGCCATTGTTAGCTATCTCCTCTTAAAGATTGTCAATATCAACTACAGGAGTGAAGTCTGTAGCTTTTGCTTGTTCATCTGTATCAGACGAACTGTCGTCACTATCAGGAAGTCCGTCAACTTCGAACTGCCTTCCAGTATTCCTATCGTACTGAAGATAAGAAGCTGGCCCAGTATCTCCGCTGAACCTGTTCTTCAATACTCGTACCAACGTAGTGTTTCGAACTTCAGCATTATCATTCTGAGAGTCACGCTCCAAAGAGATAACCATGTCCGACAACTGAGCAATACCTGCACTGCCACGAAGGTGGGAAAGAGATACAACACCTCCCTCTTCATGTCCATTGTTTTGTACTCGCTTCAGGTGAGTAACAACGGCAAGGTGAATGTCGAGTTCCTGAACCAGCATACGAAGCTTCGTCATTACTTCGTCCAATGCTCGACGTTCGTCACCCTGTTCACCGGCACTGACTACGATACTGACGTGATCCAGAAAGATAAACTTACATTCCAAACCCTTTGCCATATATCGAACACGAGATACTAGCTTATCGATATCCCAAGAACCAAAATGATCGAATAGAAACACACGACGATCTAACGAAAGAGTGTCGAATGCTTCCTTAAATTCTTCATCACTATACTGACAGGTGGGAAGATGAAAAGGTTTGTTAGCGTGAATACCCATCAGTGCCAAGCCAGTACGCTTCACACTCTCTTCAAGAAACAGCATACCAACATTGTACTTAGTTGTGTTGATGATATGATAAGCAATCTCTCGCATCGTAGTTGACTTGCCTTGTCCAGTACCGGCAGCGTAGGTACAAAGTTCACCCAATCGCATACCATAACTGAGGTCTTGCAATCCTTCCCAAGGGTAGTCAACGGTAACAATCTCTTCTTTCGTTGAGAGATTATCCCACATGTCAGTGAAGCAGATGATGCCATCTGGAGCATAGATACGCTTGTTGTTCCAGAACTCGTTCATAAACTGCTTACTACGGCCCTGCTTGAGATATTCGTTAGGGTCTTTCAGTTCTGTAGTGAGAATAGAACACTTACCGGGAGCAAAGAGTTCAGCTACTTCATTAGCTGCTTTACATCCTGCATCATCATTATCAAAACAGATAATGATTTCTTCGAACTTGTCGAGAAATTCAAAGCTGCGCTTACATGACTTCAGAGCAGACTGAGCACCATTCTGTACAGATACGGCAGGATACCCACCGTTCATCTGATAAACTGATGCAGCATCCAGTTCACCTTCACAAAGCGTGACCATCTTGCCACCACCGTTGAAAAGATTCTGACCAAAAAGAGCAGAGTTAGAAGAGTTGCCCGTCCAGTTAAAACCTTTTGTGTCTACATGACGTTCCTTGACAGCGGTGATGTTTCCCTTCTTATCGTAGTATCGATAGTAATGAGAAGTGATGTGACCGTTTGGGTGTTGTTTCGACTCGATACCATACTTCTTTGCGACATCAACAGAGATGTTTCGATCATTCAAAGGAAGATACTGACCGGATGGTAAGGATGCAGTAGATATTGGTGTTACGTTATTTGTCGATACCGACACTTTAAACTCCTGTTTGTTTTGTTTAGAGGCAGGTGTATGATGACCACATTTATGACAATGACTATGACCATCAGCGTAGTAGACATGGGCATCAGATGAACCGCACTGATCACATGCGCCACGTCCTATTTCTGTAGAGTTGCCTTCTGGAAAGCTATCACTATTCACGACAGCATTACTCCTTTCTTCGATTGCGACCGGATGCTACCATAAAGCAGCGCGTCGGGGCTGTCAAGAAAAAAATTAGGTGCGACATTTTGACGCACCCGTGTCGGTTTTTACTTGACGCTTTTTTGCGGCGTTGTTATAATCCGCTTCAGCGGTTGAACAAAACAATGATAATTATATTTGTTCATCTGTTTAGAAACAGTTTCGCTTACCGGTCCCACAGTGGAGAAGCAGATGGATATAGATAGGGAGACAGAATGAGAACACTAAAGCTGTATACTACTCATGATGATTATCATGATTTGTCTGAGGAATCTCAAAAAGGAAAAGGAAAGAAAGTAACTACTCAAAAGAAAAAGATATCCAACTTATTAATGGATCATTCTCGTTTGATAGCTACTCTCAATTCACTGGGGGTAGTTATTGAAAACGGGAAACCAGAAGAAGATAATTAATCAGCGTAAAAAACGTGGCTTCCAATTATACTTTTCAATTTCTTTTTAGCTGCCCAATACGGAGATGAGTAAGTAGCGTGGTAAAACAAAACGTTTGTAAGACTTTCTATTCTTATACCTTTGTTTATCATAACTGCTACATTTAAAGCATCGGCATATGCTCGCCTGTCGGTGTACTTTTCTTTTACTCCGTCGCACCAATAAGAAAACTGACATTTATGCTTGACAGGATGACCAGATTTGTACTTCGGTCCTTGATGTACAACTTTACAAATAGTATTAGGAAACCTGTCACTATTAACTCGGTTGATAATTACATTTCCTACTGCTAACTGTCCCATAATGGACTCAGAACGTGCTTCAAAGTAGATAGCTTCTGCCATACACTTTGTTTGTTTGGCTTCTTCTAGATTAGCAAAGCCAGCGATGATAGCTAGAACTGGAAGGGTAACATCTATCATTAGTGTGTTTCACCTTTTCTTTCATATGTTGTAAGATAATAACCGAAAGTTAATGGACAGCTTAAATTCTGTTGAGCCAGAGTAATTATAACTTGCCACTCTCCTTTATTGCTAGAGAATAATCTCATTAAATTTCCCTGTTCATCTAGTCCAGCAGCAGCTATATGTGTCAGTCCTTCTTCAGTTAGATATTTTATAACTAAATCTGAAGGAAAACATTTAAAAACTGGTCCGTCCTTATCGTCATTAGACTGGGCGTTTGTTGTTACAATACTAAAACAAAATAGTAACAAAGTAATTAGTATTATTCTAATTGATTTATACATTTTCTTGCTTCCTTTATATATTTACTCATTTATTATATCACACTCTGCATCAGTCTCTATCCATACCCTTGCACCACAGGATAGCGGCTTGTCTGGGCTGTATATAACCTCACATGGCCCATCGATACGAACTCTCGTACCATAGACATTATCCTTATACGTTTTTACTGTGATTACAGGTTCTCTTTCACCTGTCTTTGCGTTTTTTTTGATCACATGTTGATTAATATGAACACGTTTCTTCATTTACTTTCTCCATTGTAAACCATTCTGGTACTTCACGATTTGTCCAAACATTCATAGGACGACCAGCCTTATCGAATTGTTTAGCTTTGTTGTAGTATTTTCTGTAGCCTTCTATAGGATCATTCTCTACCTCACAAATTTCTTGATACTCACCAAAGCACTGCGGTGGTGTTGTTAAAGAACCTTCTGGAATATTTTTGGGAAGAGACAAAAGGTTAGCAACAATTCCATCAATCTGAGTACCATGCAGTGTCCCTCTTCTGTGTGTAAACTCCCAACATAATTCCATCAGAAGAACAGACAGCCAAGAATAATTTTCTGATGTCTCTCGCACCCATACAGCACAAGGATGACCGATATGCGCTGTCAGATAGAACGGACACTGATAGCGATCAGTAAATCTATTCTTAGGTTCAAGCACACCAAACTCATCATACACATCTCCATTCAGATGCATGTGTTTGAAGTTATCTTTGATCTTCCATGTCTTATCCTTCTTAGAATAAACCCATTTAGAAACAACACGTTCTTCACCATCCAGTACACGGTGAGCAGTGGATAACAACTGGGCATATTCAACAATCATCTTGACTACATGTCTATCGTTGTGCATCTGAGCACAGACATGTTGAGTAGAATCTAGGTAGAATATGTTCATTTTTATTCTCCTATCTTTTGAATGAGATATTGTTTGGCGTACTTCACTGCTTCACTGCTTTTGAAATACATTTCAACATCTTCAATCACTTCATTAACAGTGAAATCTTTAAAGAAAAGTCCTGACATGCCTTCATAAGAGTATCCATCACAGAACTCTTCGACATCCATCATAAAGTTTTTCATGTTGCTCATTTCAATTCTCCTATCACTCCATGTCCACGCTAGAACTTCCCCAGTTTTCATTTGTTTCTTCAATCTCTGGCTTAACATCCTTCTTTTTATTAGGAAGAATGCGATTACGATACAAAGTTTTTTCTAGGGCTTTTGCCATTCTGTTGCGTGAAACAACAGATTTTTTATGTTTCTTTTTCACTGTTATTTTCCTTTCTCCTCTAAAGGGTATTCTGGAAACGGATCAATTACTAACAACTGATGTTCGTAAGACTTAGCCGCCTTTAAGGTTTTGTGATATGTAACCTGACCATCAGAGTGTTGAACTTTCCACTTTCTACCTTCTTTAGAAATAATTCTCAGGCGTTCCATAGGACTCTCCTTAGTCGTTTCCGTAGGTTTCTCTGATCCAATCGTAGTGTTCGAGTGTTCCCGGTTCCGGGTCCACCCGGTGAAAGATAAGGCAAGAAACAAGCTCAAACATTTCATCTTTCTCATCTAGCTCATCTAGTACATCTTGCATAGCGTTCATTAGATTTACTTACATCCTTACTGAGTAACCATCTACTAAACCATAG